ATGGGCAGTTGGAGTGTTTCTGGACAGGAATGTGAGATGCTTGAAGACAGTGAGTTTGGTGATGACGTCAAAACCTATGTTCCTGGAAGGATTGATGGTGGGGTAGTTACATTTAGTGGCCACTATGACCCTGATGACACAGTACAAACAGCGCTGCATACTGCTTACCAAAATAAAACGCAAGTTAATAATATACGTCTTTATTATGGTTCAGGAACAGCGGAGTTCTTCTTCTGTGAAACCGATACGACCTGTGAAGTTCAATCTATAGATGACTTAGGAGTTGACCAAAGTGGATTGGGAACGATTGGATTTTCACTGAAGGTATCGGGTAATGTTCTGAAAAAAGCAACAGCAGTTTTTGATGGAACAATAAGCTTCACTTCATCAAATAAAAGATTAACCAGAACAGGCGGCACGTCATTTATAACATTAGGTTTTGTGGCTGGTCAAACATTGACTGTTAGAGGAAGTACAAATAATGATGGTGAATATACCATTGCGGCAGGAGGAGTAGCATAAACATACCTTACTGTTGAAGAAGATTTGACTGATGAATCGGATGTTGCAAATACAGAAGTAATTGGAGTTACTTAATAAGGAGGTGAAAAAAACATGGGACAAGGACTACCAGGTTACAAAGGAAAGATAATGGTTGGCACTAATGTTGTGTCAGAAATGGCATCCTGGTCGGTTTCTGGGATGGAAACTGAGATGCTGGAGGATACTGTACTGGGTGATGACATTAAAACCTACGTTCCCGGGAGGATTGATGGTGGTACGGTCACCGTTACGGGACAATATGACCCCTCTGCTGAAGCTTCGAACGCTCAGAATGCCCTCTGGACAGCATTTACAACTCAGACAGCAGTTGCGGAGGATATGACATTTTACTATAGTGCAACAGGAAATTTTGGTATTTCAACAGGGGGCGAAATATTTGTAGAATCAATTACCGATTTTGGAGTTGACCAGAGTGGTCTTGGCACAATTGGATTTGTGCTGAGGCTTTCGGGTGGTTATTTAGAAAAGAAGGCTTAATCGTTTAGTTTATATCTTTTTTTTAATAGCCAAAAAACGTGAAAGATAGGCAAAAATCAGTTATCTACCAAAAAATAGGTAGTAAAGTATTAACCAAAAGAAGAAAAGCTGTTAAAAGACAGGCTATTCTTTTAAGAAAGGATTCTTAAAATGAAGATAAATCTCAACGAACCAAATCCTGGTGTATTCTTCAGATGGCCGAATGCAAAGACGGATGAAGAAGGTGGAATTACGCTACGTGCTTTAAATATTGAAGCCCTTACAGCAATTGATGATGCTACGACAACAAAGAAGAAAAAATTTAGAGGTCACACGCCGTATGATGATGTAAAGGTGGATGAAAAGCGCAGAGAAGAATTAATCTGGGATTATTGCATTGTTGATTGGGAGAATCTGCAAGACGAAAATGGGAAAGATATTCCTTGTACACTTGAGAACAAGGTCATGCTTATGAGAACTCAGTTTCAGTTTTCCGTTTTCGTTGCGGATTGTCTTGACCAATTGACTGAATTTGCAGAAGGGCAGAAAGAGACAGAACTAAAAAACTCATTGAAGTCGTGAGACGGTTAAATGAAAAGCCGGATTGCGACGTTTGCAGACAGATATATGATAAGAAAAATGAAGACCCACCCTGCGAAAAATGCATCCCTGAAATATTGCCTGAAAATAGAGATGCTTTACAGGTTTATCTTCTTGTACAAAACCAGTTGGTTATAGGAGGAATGGGAGAAGTAATTGATATAAACTTTGAATCGATAAAATTTATTATGGAATTGTATGATATTCCGAATAAGAGGGGGGTCTTTGAAAAAGTGATTAATGTGTCCAGATTTTTCATAAAAGAAGGTAGGGAAAGAAGGAATCAGAAGTGAAGTTGGTAGAAGCTTTTGCAGAAGTGCGGGTTGATGATAAAAAATTAAAGACAGGAATAGCCGGTGCAGTAGAGAGTGCTAAGCGAGGAGCTTCAAGAATTCAAAAAGCTTTTGATATGGTTAATTTCAAAAATATTCTCGTGGGCACTTTTGGCATATATGCTCTTCAGCGGGCTTTCAAATCTATTATAACGCCAGCAGTTGCCTTTGAGTCTCAACTCGCAGAAGTATCCACTATGCTTGACAAGACTGCTATGAGCATTTTGCCTAAATATGAAACAGGATTAAGAAAAATGTCAGTTGAGTTTGGAGAATTGACTGAGACATTGTCAAAAGGTTTGTATGATATTCTATCTGCATCTATTCCACCTGCAAAAGCTCTTAATGTCTTGGAGGTGTCTGCAAAGGCGGCAACTGCAGGAATTACTGATACAGGTGTTGCGGCAGATGCCATTACTACAATTATAAATGCGTATGGACTTTCTGCTGAGGATGCAGGTACTGTTTCAGACAAGTTGTTTGCAGTTGTGCGAAGAGGAAAAACAACTTTTGCTGAATTGGCTCCAGCAATAGGAAAAGCTGCAGCCACTTCTGCAATTGCTGGTTTGAGCTTAGATGAGCTTGGAGCTACCATTGCAACTGTAACCAGAGCAGGAATTAGAACCGATGAAGCGATGACTGCAATTACTGGGGTTATAAGGTCGTTTTTGAAACCAGCAGATGATGCTAAAAAGGCTGCAAAGAGTTTTGGTATTGAATTGTCTACAGACACGTTACGAACAATCGGTCTTAGGGGAGTGCTTCTCAAGTTAGCAGATGCAACTGCTGAACAGACTGCTGCGATGTTTCCAAATATTCGAGGATTGAAAGGGGTAGCTGCTGCATTGCAAGACGCTGAAGGGTATGCCGAAGATTATAAATTGATGTTGAATTCTGTTGGTCTTACTGAAGAAGCCTATCAAAAGAGACTTGAAACAACGGCATTTCAAATTGGAAGATTGAAGCAGACTTTAAAGATTATGGTTTCTTTAATTGGAGAACAGCTTTTGCCTGAGATTAATGAAATTGCTTCGGCGGTTGCAAATTGGTATTCTAAAAATAAGGATTTGATTGAGGTTGCTGTTAAAGGATGGATTGAAGGAATAAGGACTGCTATTGATGTGGTTACCAGTCCTATGCAAGCTTTTATCGGGCTTGTTAAGCTGATAAGTTCTTCATTTACTGAGGCAAAGGAAGAATCTGACAAGTTTTGGGAATCGCTTAAAGGCCAAGAGGAGAAACTCAATAAGCTTGCTGAAGCTGCTGAACATTGGAATGAAACACGAGGAAGGGTGTTTGCTCCAATTGTTCCTACCCGACCGGGAGAACCGATTTCCCCCCGTGAGTTCACTCCTGAAGAGGCCGCAAAGATAGCCGAAGAAGCATTAGATCGAGTTATAGCCTCTTATCAAAAAGGGGAGAGTGATAAGACGGAAGTTGTTCGGGAGCAGGTTGCAATTAGGTCAAATTTGATATGGAAAGCGAGTGAGCGAGCGAAGAGCTGGGAAGAACGATACACAAAAGATTTTAAAACACGAGCTGGAATTAGAATGATGCAATGGAAGGCAGAATATGATTCATATCAAAAAGGAATTGATGCCATGCTCTCTACTACTGAAACTTGGAGAGATAGATGGCACATGACAACTGAGGATTTGATGAGAGATTATGAATATTTTACTCAGACTCTTCAATCTTCGTGGGTTCGGACTTTTGATTTAATGTCCTATGAAGTTTTAACTTTTGAAAATGTATTCAAAAATGTATTGCATGACATATTGGCATCCTTTTCTCGGACAGTGGCAGAGATGATAGCAGAATGGGCAAAATTGGCTGTGTTTGGTGAAAAAGGTGGTAGGGAAGGGTTATTGCCTATGGATTGGATTTCTTCATTACTTGAGGGAGGGGAAATAGAAGGTGGAGAACCTTATACACCTGGATTGGAAATGCCTCCTTTAGGAGGCACATCGAAAATTGCAAGAGGTGGAGATACCAATGTGTTTGTGGTGGATCAGTACACGGCTGAAAAAATTAATGCGGCAGTTAAAGATTATCAAGAAAATTATGGAATATAAAAGGAAAATAAAAGATGGCAAATTGGACTGAGATGTGGAGACCGCAATCTATCACTCCTTATGGAGGGACTTTAAGATATAGAACTCTAATCACTCCTTTTGAAAGTGGCAAAGAGCAAAGACGGCAGAAATGGTCTAAAGAAAAACATAGATTTGTTCTAAATTGGAACATGCTTTCTAAATCAACGTTTTATGAAATTCAGGAATTTTTCAAAGCGAGAAAAGGCGCTTATGAAAGTTTTTATTTCCCTAATTATAGCCAATATATAAAAGGAACAAGGTTATCTTTAAATGTTAGTACGGATGTCATTACCGATTCTGGTGGAGATTTTCTTAATTTTGGTTTTGATGAAAATTATGATGTTTGCCTTGCAGAATCAGCAGAAGGCAATGACGGATATTATAGTGTTAGGACAGGGGGAGTAGATGATAATGTTATAGAATTAAGTGATGCTTTGCCAGGAAATGATGAGTCAGCAAATCCGCATCTTATAATTTACAAAGTATATTTAGTAAGATTTCTGGAAGATACGTTTAGTGCTGTTCAAATAAATCCAGATTATTATCGGTTATCGGTAGAAGTCATAGAGGTGTTTTAGGAAGAGGAGATTAGAATGATGAGACCTGAAAATAAATTTGCACTGGTGAGTTTTATTGGATTTGTATTGTTTGCAATATTTATGCTGGCTGGACATGACAAATTAGGAATCGTCTTATTTACCATTCTTCTTTTATTGGGATTTTTATTGTAAAAAGAATGTAAAAAAAAAAGGAGAATTTAATGCCCAAGACGCTACATAGCGCTGTTAAGACAGAAGCACAAAAATCTACTAATCAACCGATTTTTCTTGTAGAAATTTATCTTGATAACGGAACTAAATATTTTACCGATAGTGAAAGCGATATTAATTTTCCCGCAGAAGGTGGTCATACATATAAATCGTGGGGCTTTTCGTTTGATAATATCCGAAATAATCTGACGGGGGAGATTGACAGAGTAAGATTTTCATTTGACAATACTGATTTAACTTTTCGAGAATACTTGGATGCCGAAGAATTTCAGGGCAGAAGGTTGATATTGAAGAGAGTATTTAAAAATCTGCTTTCCTCATCAGATTATTCAATGACATTGTTCTTTGGTGATATGAGCACTCCTGTTATTAATCAAGATGAAGTTATGATAACTGTATACTCGCCTACTGTCAAATTTAAGAGAAAGATTCCGAGACGGAAATATCAGCCAAATTGTCAGTGGAAGTTTGATAGTTTAGAATGCCTTGGGGGTCGAATTGTAACGGGAGATAATAATATCCTGTTCAATCCTATGGGTCGTCC